CAAGGACTTAGCATCGTAAAAAGCGTGTTGGACTTTGTCCGCGATGGCGGAGACCCTTCTCTTGTTCGCGGTTTGATTACCCGAAGAGACCTAGAAGACCTGGGCATCCTCACAAGCAAAGCCGACTCTCGTCGTCAACGCAGAGAAGAGCGTCAAAAGCGAGTTGACGAGAAAACAGCAGCTGCTCAAGAACGATTCCAAGCGCAACGTAAAAAGCTGAGAGAGCGGAACTTACAAAAACGAACGGAAGCCGCAGAACGTAATGAAAGATCTGGCGACTTTGTAGGTCCTCGACGGCCACAAGAAGGTGACCGCAGAAGCCCCGAAACTCCGACTGCTGCTGGAGGGATGACCTTTGGCGACGTGCTTGACGTAGTTGGCGACTTTGGTCCGGTCCCTTCGGACCCTCGAGAACCCATGGGCTTAGATGAAATGATAGCTGCGGCGGAAAGAACCGTAGCAAGCGCTCGGGATCGACTAGGAGGAGACTCTCGCAGAGCGTTGTCAAGAGCGGACGCCGATCGTGAATACCTGCTCGGTTTGGGCTATCTTGATTATCTGACAGGGGAAGGCGCAGGGACCTTCATAGGGGACCACAAAATGTCCCCTGCGTATCAACAGTACGAGCGAGACCTAGCAGCATACCAGCAAGGCATTCGAGATAACCCAGCCCAAGGCCCTGATATGGTTGACAGGATGATGGGCAGGAGCGTTGGCGCGGCTGCAGATCGCACTGCCCAAAATCAAGAACGAGGTAGGCCAACGCCTCCCGCCCCCGGTCGTGCTCCTACGTTTGGCGAGTTCAAGTCGGGAAAGGTTGACGGGTTCGCGGCTAACACCCCTTCAATGCTTGACGAGGACGGAGATGGTATTGATGACCGACTCCAAGAACTCGACGAGAGAAATAAATTGCTCGAGAAGCAAAAAAGGCTGGAAGACGCTGAGAAGAAAAACCGTCAACTCGAAAGAGACCGGGCTCGTAGAGAAGTAGTTAAACGACAACAAGAACGGCAGTACGCCAATATTCATGGTGCTAGCGCCCGGGGAGTGCAAGCTACGCCGGGAGCACAACCTCCTAGTGAGTTTTAATGTCTGACCCTCAAACCTTTATCTCTTTTGGTTCGGGCGTACGCCTGATGGAAGAGGGGGAGTACATCAAAGCAATGGGCAGCGGGATCACCACAAAGGGGTTCCGCGCTCTTTGCGCTAATCTCCGGGTGCCCCTAATCTTTATTGGAGAAGGGGTTTACGTTGACATGAACCGGTTTGAGATGGCAATGCACGCGATTACCCGCATTGGGAATGAGAACTTTATCTTCCCAGGGGCTGCACCTATGAGCTACCGGAAGTCGCTCAAGGCCCGTGTGAACCTTGAACCCGAAGAAATACTAGACAACTATGAAGTGTTGACCACTGAGTTGATCCTATCCAAGAAGGTAAACGGTGTAGAGCTGACCCGCAGCGTGCGGGAATCAGCCAAGAAAGCAGCGGAGAGAATGAGAGACGCGGCTCTACACCGTGCTCCTTGGAAACTTCAACAAAGGCGCGTATATGACAGCGAAAGGCAACATTCAGAAACCCAACCCTGATGACGCAATCGTTGGCTTCTTCTCTATGGAAGGCGCCGCACAGGGCATCTTAGCGTCTAGGTTTGACGCGCGTGAGGAAATGGAGATAACCGTTCGTCATGCGCGGGACCCAGATCCGAAGATATCACTTGCCGGTCTTCGGCACCTCAGATCCATTCTCAAAGACGTCGCTACAGCTAACGGCATTGTCGGTAGCATGAGCGAAGTACGCGAGTCCACTGGTGAAGACGGATCGAAGGTTCGGCAGGTGGTCTCCACAAACAAACTGATCAGCAGGATCAAGGAAGGTAGGACACGTGTCCAAAACCACGACCCGGAAAAAGGCCACCTCGAACACCACTCCCCCCAAGAAAGAAGTGCCGAGGAGCCCCCTAGTGATCGCAGTCGAAAATCATCTCAAGTCTCTTTCCCCGCAGCAACTGATTCAGTACGCCCTGCCGGCGATTCAGGACATGGCGATCCCGAACCCGATTCCGATGTTTGCTGATACTCCTGAAGAAGGAGCATCCAAGATTTACAACGAGATGTTTGTCGGCAGCATGATGCGCGCCCCTTATGCAGCAGCGGTGATTGAACTTGAACGGTTATCTATGATGCGTGGAGATGAGCGTCTTGTTGCTGCACAGGTAAGCAGACTTGCGACAGTGTCGGTGTTCATGCGGGAGGCAATGGAACGACACGTTGATTCCTAAACTAATTACCCCTAATGACCTATACCCCCTTCCGGCAGACTATATGGAGCTGTCGGAAGAGGGGCAACGTCAAGCCCGAACAAACGCATGCAGGCAGTTTCTGGTTCCCGGCCTAACCGACCGGCAGAAGGCAGAGGCATACGTCGCATCACTGAACTTCCTCGACTTTTACTACCTCCATCCAGACTTGGATGTTGAGTTCGACCCGATGTTCTATGACGACGCACCCTTACCTACACCGGAGATGCACTACGACATCGCACGACAATGGGCAACAGAAAGACTCTCAATCGCAATCGCTCCTCGCGGATCCGCAAAGTCCAGCCTGGTCAAGAAAACAATCCTGCTAGAAACATTAGCGCGACCCAAGTTCAGCGTAATCTACGCTACGTCAACGGGCGACAATACAAAGTCCGTCGGGCAGTCCATCAAAGACCAATACAGCTTCAACCCCCGCATCAGCGACGACTTCGGAGCCGAGACACCTTACGGGCGCCTTGCCCCCAAACGAGGCGAAGCACCCTACGGCAACACGTACATGCAGCTTATGAACGGTTCATCGCTGCGTTGTATCTCTGCGGAGTCAAAGCAACGTGGTGGTCGTCCGCGCCTTTACGTATTGGACGACCCAGAGTATGACCCAAAGGCATCGACCTCTATGTCACTCATCCGTGAGTACATGGATCAGCTGCTCTTCAAGGTCGTGCTCCCCATGGTTATGCGCGCAGGCTGCGGTGCTAGATGGCTTGCTACGTTTGTGTCTCGTCGTCACTACGCATTCCACGCAATGGATGTAGAAGGCGGCAAAGCACGCGACCCTCGGTTCAACAAGTGGGACCGCATCATTATCCGTTCGGAGTACCAAGATGAACAAGGAAACACCAAAAGCTGTTGGCCAGACATGTGGCCAGCAACCGTCGAAGAACGTGATCAGCTGGCAATCAAAGATGAGCGTTTCAAAAAGTGCGTGTCACTCGAAGAGATCAAGGAAACCATTGGGGTTGCCAACTACCTCTCTGAATACATGGCTCAGCCTGGGCGGGGTGACGAAGTCTTCTTCCCGAACCTAGAAGAGGAGAAGCACGGATATTGGTTTGAGGAGCCGGATGAAGAGTTCGAAATCGAACCACATAACTCCAACACTATAGTGTGTTGGTACTCAAATGACGAACTGAAACGACAAAGCCTCAAGTCCCTTCTTGCGTGCTGCCGTCTGTTTATGTCCGTCGACACCTCGTACACCTCCACCAAAGACTCAGACTCCAAGGTGTGTACCCTGATGGGGGTCAACAAAGAGAACGAATTGTTTGTCTTTGACATGTGGTCGCAACAGTGTCAGCAGCAGAAGCTGATCGACGCCACACTGCAGATGGCGGACAAGTGGCGCTGCCCCAGCGTGCACGTTGAGGGCATCAAAGAAGGGCTTAGCGTTTACGACACCCTCTACTCCATCGTCAGCACCCGAGCGTCTGACATGGCGAACGTTCAACACCTTCCCCGCATCAAGAAGTTCAACCCAGGCATGACATCCAAGTCGGCAAAGATTGCCACCCTGTTGCGTCGGTTTGACTACGGAAAGATCAAACTACCCCTTCGGGACAAGCAACGGAGACCGTGGCGTGCGCTGATCGACCAGATCGAGCAGTTCAACCCAGAGGCTCGAGACGGTGGCCTGCAGCATGATGATGAGATCGACACCGTGTCCATGTCGATGTACATCATTCGAGGTAAACCCGGCAAGGCAGTCCAAGAAGAAGAGGAAGAACCCAACGCCCTTGATCTTCTTCGATCAGGTGAGACGCACGATTACCAAGGAAACCCTATCCTGTTCGGCATACCGCTACAGAACCTCACCCAAGAGGACATAGCACTTCTCCTAACCAGAAAGCAGGAGCCTGATGGAAGAAGCAAAATCTGAGATTCAAGTCCACCCCAGTCACGTTGTAGTACCGATCGCATTCTTTGAGAGAGTGATGGAGGTCTACTACACAGTCAAGGGAGGAGGCATCGTAGGAAGAGAGGAAAAGGAGCCGTTACAGAGTCCTGCCTCGTTTAGGCCGTCAGAAGATATGAACATACCTGATGTAAGAACCGTGCGCAGATACGTACCAGAGGGGTATGTCCCTCGCGGAGCGGCGGCAAGAACGGACGAGGAAGATGCCTGAGGATACCTACACACTACCTAAGGACAAGGATGCGATCTGCCGCATCATTGACCGCCACATTGAAAGGGAAGAGTCCAACAACTCTTACCGCTACACAATGTGGTCTCTTGCGTGGTACTACCTGAACGGCGCTCGTCGCTTTGACGTATTCGATCCAGAGACTGGAATGCTTCAGCCTCACCACCTCGATGAGGATGGGAACATGGAGTTCCAGAGCCAGGAACTTCTGTCAGCTATTGACCGGGTCGTCGGCGTTTTGTCTGCAATGGACGTCCGACCCAAAATCCTCCGCTCCGGTTCGTCGCTGCAACAGATCCGCGACCGGTCAGTAGCTCAAGTTATCGCGGACGCAATGGTGTCCCGAGACAGAGCGGAAGAAACTCTGGCAGAGTTTTCTTACATACTGGCCTCTTGTGGTTGCTGCGGTATTGCAGGTCACATCGTGGACTCCCCCACCGTGGGACTGACCTCTGACCTTGAGGTTGTGCACCCTCGTGAACTGTACGCGTTCCCGTCTACCGGCATGGATCACACCAAGCAGCGTGGTCTGATCCGTGAGCGCATTGTGCCTATGGACTACCTCGTGGAGAAGTTCGGGCGAAAGATCAAGACCAACATCGAGAAGATGTACTACTTCGACGTCGAAGCCGGCCAAGCGCCGTACGACAACGAAGACTTTGCTGACCGCCTCAACGCTGTCGGCACTAGCCCCCGCTACAACAGTTCTTACGCTATCCCAGGCGGCGGTGCGTCAACAGACAAAACCAAGTACTCCCTTGTCCGCATCCGTGAGCTGTGGATGATGGGGCACCGCAACACGGTTAGCCGCTACGTCATGACCTCGGGAGACTACGTCATTATCGACGAGGACTACACAGACGTAGAAGTGTACTGCCCAATCGGGATGGCTCGATTCATCGAAACTGGTTCTTTCTACGGAGCAGGGCTCTTCGACCTCCTGTTCTCCATGAGCCGTGAGATGGAGAAGCTTCTGAAGTCTCTGTTCAACAACATCCGAGATATGGACCAGTACGGGATTCTTGTACTGCCTCAGGGTCAGTTCAACGAACGTGCTGCGCTGCGGGATGTGGGACGTGGACTTCGTGTTCTCCCCTACGAACCAGACGCAATCGACCCCGGCTTCCGTCCGTTTAACATCTCTCCGATGACGACCGGCGACTTGCCCGGCAAGACTGCTGCATTTGCCAAACAGTTGCTTGACCAGATCAACCCGTTCCGCGACCTCGTCGCTAACAAGGGTCGAGTCGACAGTGCTGCGGGGCTTGGCTTCCTTGACGAGAAGAACCGTCAGTTGATGATGACTCCTATGAAGGGCATCGAAAAGGCGTTTGCTCAAAGCCACAAAGCCATGCTGTCGCAGGCTGCTCGTGTGCTGGGCATGAGCCGTAGGGCAGTTCCGGTTAGCAACCTGACTTTGGATCTTGCTGGCGCGGTTATCGACCCCGAAAGCGGATATGCGTCTTTTGCTGATAACCCGTTGCCCGTCATTGCTAACCTCGGCGTGACGATCAAAGAAACCAACCCCCGTTCTGAAGTGGCCAGAAAGCAAGAAGCGTTGCAACTCTATGCTGCGCCTGGGTTTAACGACCCTATGCGTCTTATGCTTCTGTCTCTTTCTGAGGGACTGGACTTCGCAATCTACATGGAAGAGGAGCGAGCCGCCTACGAGATGGTGGTTAAGAACTGCCTCATCCTGTACGGCAACGGAGAAATGCCAGGAGAAATTGTTTTGACCCCTCACACTGCACTACCAAACTTGCAGCTTCGGGTTCTAACCTCTTTCATGGCAGGCCCTCAGATGTCTATGGCATCCCCCGAGGTCCAAGACGAGTTTATGAAGTACAAGCAGTTCCTTCAGCAGGGACTCGGAAACGTACTACCGGAAGGCGTGCCGCTGCCTGAAGAAGCGGCCATGCAGCGCATGATGCAACAAGGGCGTCCGATGCCCAAACCACAACAACAGCCCCAACAGGCAGGAGCTAGACGATGAGCGAAGAGCAGAATATTGAAACTCCCCCGACTGAAGCACCGGCGGAGACCCCTGCAGCCGAGACCACAGAGGCACCCGCTTCTACAGACTCTCAGGTTGTAAACCCGAAGTTTGACGTTAACGGCGAGACTATGACCGCCGAGCAGATTCAAGACCAAGCGCGAGAAGTTGAAGTCCTTCGGGAGTACCAACGCGCTGCCTCTAACTTGATGAAGAACGAGCAGGCGGGGCTTGACGAGGATCGAGAGTCAGATCTTCGGTATGTCATGTCCTATGAGGGATATGCGCCCGAACAGATTGACTCTTATATCAACTCCCTTAAAACACCAAACCCCCTCCAACAAACGCAGGAGCTTCCCGAAATGGCCGCAAATGACCCTCGCGTGGACGAAATGGCCCAGCGGCTTCAAGAGGTTGAGAAGCGTGAATCGCAAACTCGCCTGGATGCGCTGAGAACCAAACTCGAAAACGCAGTAAGCAAAGTATCTACAGAGACCGGCATCGACGCCATCTCTTCTTCATTCAAACGAATTCACGGAGATGAAGGACACGCAGACCGCATGAAGGTTCTTAGTGAAGACATCCACCGTGAAACGGTTAACAATCTTCGGAGGGTTCGTTCCTCCGGGGGCGATATTGATGATGCCTCTATTCGGGCAGCATCTGAATCTGCTGCGAAGTCAGTAGCAGATCGGTACCGGACGGTAATCGGAGACCCCGACAAACTCGGGCGTGCTCCGGAAACAGCTTCTGGACAAGACATGTTCTACAAGAAAAAGCCCATCGAGATTCCTCAGTTCAGTCCCGGCAAGGACACTACCGCCAGCGTCTACGAAAAAGCGAAGACGTTTGCGGAAGACACACTGCTGGACATGGCCGCTGATATCTCCAAGGGCGGAGATTCCAAGCTGTAAAGGAGTAGCCAACAATGGCTCTGATTACATCTGGTCAACTCTTCAATAGCCAAGTAAATCGCATTGAAGATGTGATCAACAAAAACATCGACATCATGCTCCCAGGGGTGGACCCCATCTGGGAGAACATGGTTACTAGTTCCATGGGCGTTGGTCCTGCAGACGCTCTCGGTCGTGAGTTTAAAGTCCTCCGTGTCTTCATGGGCGGGATGACTGGTATCCTCGAACAAGGTCGTAGTCGTAATGACTTCGCTCTGTTTGGCGATAACTCAACCTCACTTGGTGATCGACTCCATACCCAGAGTCTGACCCAATCTTTCCCTGATGCAATGGACGGCATGAACCAGCTGCCATACCGTTTCGGTCTTCCGATGCGGACCATGGTCGCTAACATCGCCTTCACCCTTGGTGAGTTGCAAGCAGAAGCTACCCCCTCGTTCATCGGGCAGATCGTTGCTCCGAAGCTCGAAGGCTTCTCTCGTAACATTGCTCAGACCCTGTGTAACTCTTGGTACACCTCGCAGAACGAAGGTTACTCGCTCTGTCGGATCACCAACAGTAAGGACACCGCAGGCACTCCAAACTACCTGGAGTTCCAACCAGACAACCAAGCTATCGACCGCTTCTATGTCGGTATGCAGGTTGACATTCGGGACAACGTCGGAACCTCTTCCGCACGTCGTAACGAATCTGGTGGTGTGCGACAAGTCGTGGTTGTGGACTTCATTGACGAACTTTCTAACACTGTTCGTCTTGTGTCTAACGACTACAACTTCTCTACCGTTACCACAGGTGCTACTGCTGCTGACTACGTGGTTCACGCCAACAGTCATCACACCGACGGTGGCAACACCCGGTTCACCAACATCGCAGGTATCAACTCATACCTCAAGGTCGGTGACACCTCAGGTTCCGCTACGGACGCCAACACCCTCTTGGGTACCTACGAGTCCATCTCTAACGAGCAGATCAATGTGAACGTCAAGCCCGAACACCGTTCGTTCGAGTACGACATGAACAGCAGCCTGCTCACTGAGCACACTCTCCGTCAGATCCTCCGCCGCTTCCACGCTGCGAAGAACAAGTACGGTTACTTCGTCGACACGCTCGTTGCGTCCGACGGTGTGTGGTTGGGTTACGAGTCCACCAAGATCGGTCGTGAAGTTCTCGACCGCACTGGCCGACTCTCCTCCCTCTCTACGCAAGGTTCTGAAGGCGGCGGCGCTGGTGGTGATACCAACCAGTTCAACTCCGGCTTCAACTTCACCATTGACGGTAAGTCGTACCAAGGCTACACCTCGACCTACATCGAGAACGGCATCTGCTACGGCCTCCGCATGGGCGGCGGAAACTACAAGAAGTACGTGCCACCGAGCATCTCGGGCACCTCGTCCTTCGACAAGTCTCCATCGTTTGCTCCGTTTGAGTTTGTGGCTGGCGCCCTCACCGGCACCTCCACCAACCAGCTGCCGATTTACTCGAACGCTAACGGTCGAAACCTTGCTACCGAAGCATCCCAGATGCCCGGATACATGCGCATGCAGATCTGTCCTGATCAGTTCTGCGGCATCAAGATCAAGAACATCACTGAAGACCGCGTCTACGCTGACAAGCAATACACGCCAGATTGATCGTAATCTTGATCTTTATACAAGGCTCCTGCCTTTCGGCCCCCCTTGTCCTTTACGGATGAGGGGGGTTTTTACTACTATCTAGGTATGTTCCAAGACGACTTACACATGGACGAAAACCACCGCGTTATGGAAGACGGAGAGTGGATTCGTTGGGCCCGCCGGGTAACCGGCATTCCAGAACTCTTCGTGTACCGACACGCAGAACACAACACTTTTGTACTTGCTGCTTGGCGGGTCAAACGTTTGCGCATCGCAGTCGAACTCACCGTACTCCAAGGGCCTCCCGACAGAGGGGGCTGGCTGGGCGAGCGAGTCCTGCAGCTGACCGTAATGCCTCACGACGAGAAGATGATGAGACGCCGGCAGCAGGCTGAGGACGCAAGGTACGAACGTATAGAAGCGGCCCGCGAATCTAACGAAGAGAAGCATGACGCCATGAAGTGGGCCCGCAGAACAGGTAAGGAAGAGTCCGCCAGGAACCTTGCCATCAGTAGGTTTACAGGCCAGCGCGAGGGCGGAGAGACGCTGGAGCAGACCAAAGACTCCCTGAAGGACATGACGTCCGGAAAGACTTATTATGCATAGTACCGGCTCATTCCTGTTCTCCGTCATTGAGCGTGTTCGAGCCTACCTCGACGAGCCATCTTCTAAGTACACGAACGACTTTCTGGTTCGCAACGTCATCATGCCGGAGATGGTTAACGTCCTCTCCCGGCTGTCGCTGAACTTCGACAACCCTGTCGTCGTGCGACACAACATCTCATTTGCTTCCGGCACCGAGTACTACCAACTGCCTCCCAACGTGGGCGAAGTGTTTCGGCTGGTCAAACTGGACTCAAACAATGTTGTGACGCAAGAGTTTATCCCGTTTAGCCAGATGTCTCCCCACGGGCCTAACTGGTCACTCGAGGGTAACCTTTTGTCGTGTCGTCCAAAGCCAGACATTACAGACACCCTCACAGTGTTCTACATTCCGAACGGTGACTTTCTCCCCCACTACAACCAAGGGCAGGGGCAGCTCTCCGCAGACCGGAAAACGCTTACCCTTTGTTTGCCGTCGCAGGTAACCGTGGGTGCAATCGACCGTCGACCTAACTCCTACGTGGGTGCGACTTTGCGTCTGCTGAAGAACACTGCCGGCAACGCAACCGTAGTCGAAGAGCGAATCATCGACTCCCACACTTTGTCAGCAACCGATGCGGGTGACGACCAAGTGACTGTGCGGGTGGCGTTTGATACGTCAGCGTACGGATCTAAGACAGACATTCACTACGAGATTGTGCCTCAGGGATTCCAATCCTTGATGCAGGCAATAGCTGCTGCTTCTGCGATCAACCTCGGCGTCATGAAAGATGTGTCCAACAAGAAGATGCAGTTTCTCCAGCTCGAGTACCGCAAAGCAATCAAGACCATTGGCGACAACTTGTCCTACATGCAGATGCGTAAGCCGAAGAAGTTTGAGAAGAACACCGTGGACAACCAAGATAGGCACACCTACAATCTTGGGCAGGAGTTGTTCTAATGGGATTCGGAGCACGACCTTCTAACACCAGAACCCGCGAAGAGTCTGACGCTCAGGTAGCACAAGCGCTTGTTGCTGCACTTGGCATCTTGAAAGCAGAACCTCTTCGTATTAGCCACGTTCGTGATGGATCTGACTTTTTGATGTCAGGTCCAGGACCAAACCCTTTTGGCTCCGGCGGTGTCGGAGGCGTTGGCGGTTTTCCTCCTGATGGAAGTGGCGGCGGCGGCGGCGGCGGGGGCGGTGAACCAATCGACCCTGAAACGGGTACCCCTGGCGAAGCAGGCCCTCCCGGACCATCAGGACCAGCAGGACCAGCAGGGCCTCCCGGACCTCCCGGTCCTACAGGGCCTTCAGGATCTAATGGGTCTAGTCCTGGTGTAAATGGGTACATCGACTTTGTTTCTGATGTTACCTACGACACAAGTGACCAGTGCCTGAAGAAACAGTTTACTCGCGTCTATGGCTTTTTTGACGGGTCCGGTACCGGAGGGGCTGTTGGTGTTGACAGCACAGGCACCGCCTACGGAGGCACTGCAAGAGATATTACGTGTGCTGAAGAATGTGACTCATGACCCTGCAGTTCCGCCCCAGCGACAAAGCGCTGATCAAACACAGCACCGCAACCAACTCAAATCAGGTTGGAAAGCTAATGAGGGAGTGCTGCTGTGCGGATCCTTTGTACGTTGAGTTCACCTCTTGCGGCACACACATTGCAGACAAGTACGTAAACTTTACCGGCAACCCCTGTAGTGTTGCCGACAGGGCGTACCACGAGTCGCTATGTAAAGACGCAGATACTTTCGGCAGCGACTGTTGCCAAGTAGGTGTCGGAGACTGTTCCGCATTTACCGGCAACGACAAGCAGACCACCGCTGAGGCGTACGAGAACAACTGCTCTGGCGCAACCGAACAGCAGATAGGCGGAACGCACATAGTTAACGGAGTGGCACAAACCCAAAAGCGAATGTGCAAGTCTGTCTACATGCGCCTTGAAGACTTCAAGCAAATGGAGATCGGTAGCGGGGGGCCTACTATGTCTCAGTTGGGGTGGCTTCCTGCAGATGCTGGAGGAACAACTTGGCCGCTTGCATTTAAGATTGGGGGTCACTGTTTTGTAGGCAGTCCTGATATCCGATCCGAATCCCAGATAAAAGCAACTACTGACAGCAGCGGAACAGTTGTACCCGCATGCAAGAAGATAGATCGCTCCGCTTTCAACGAAGACTGCGCGGGCGATAAAATGGTCTACGACACAGGGGGTTTGGCGATAAGCGCAGGCAGTCTGAACTTCTCTACCGATAGTAACCAGACGATGGAGAACCTGTGCGCTAACTGCTGTCAGGCAGTATGGCTAAACACGGAAGACTGTCAAGGGTGCTTCAATCTACAGGACGGAACTACTTGCAGCTCAGGCTTGGAAGACTTTGCTCAGTTTATATCCTCTGAAAAAGCAGCAGGATTTGCATGGTGCGACTGTGCCAACCTAGGCTCTGCTAGCCCAGGCCCAACAGACCAAGACTTTAGAGGAAAGGTAGTTGGGTTTGGCGGGGGAACCAGCAACGTAAACTGCAAGCAAAGTCAGTGCCAGTCTGTAGGTTCAGGCAACGGAAGTATTTCAGACCCTGCTAACGCG